GGCATCGTCCGCCGCCTGGACGCTGGAATAGTAGGCGCGCCCGATCAGTTCATCGGACTCGACGCGGAGCTCGCGCACCGAGCCCAAAACGTTGGCCACACCCTCGCGGCTGTGGGTGTCGAGCAGTGGCACCTGATCCGTGGGCCGATAGCCGGACATGAGCAGAATTTCCGGCACACGGCCGAGCTCCCAGTCGTAGACCATGACCGTGTCGGTCTCGGTGGCGCAGGTGATCTCCACGCTGCGCGTGGCCTCATCCAGGCTTGCGGGCTTGCCGCCGGCGTCCATGCGCAGGCGCAGGGAGCGGGTTCCCAGCTTCTGCTTGCCGTTCTGGCGCTTCTTCATTGCTTCTTTTCCTCCTGATTCAGCGCGTCGAGATCGGTGTCGGCCTCGCCGTCCAGGGGCGATTCGTCGTCGGGCGACAGCGCGGCGGGGTTGTTGGCGTTGGCTGTGGAGGCAGCCCCCATCATTGCGTCGAAGTCCAGCCCCATTTCGGCGCAGGCCGCGCGCCAGGCCTTGAGGTCGGAGAGGACCTCGTCCGGGTCGTCGCCCAGGGACATGATGTATTTCTGGGGCGAGCCAAGGCCCCCCTTGATCTTTTCGATGGCGGCCTTGACCTCGCGCAGGGGATCGACCTCCTTCATTCCCGGGCTGATCCAGACGCCCCGCTGATAGCTCCAGGGATCGTTCCAGTAGCCTGGCAAATCCACCCGGCCCTGCAGCACGGCGCGCTCAAGCACCCGGCGGAAGATCGGCTGGCAAAAATGGCGGACATGGCGGTCCTGGATGGGTGCGATCTGCTGGCTGAAGTCGTTGCGGCCGACGCGCAGCGTGGTGTAGTTCATGCCGGTATAGTCGCCGGACAGGATCTCATAGGGCAGGTCTGCGGTGATGGCGATGAGCCGCAGCACGAAGCGGCAGAAGCCCTGGAAGCTTTCGCCGCCGCGCTGGTGGCTCTGGATCTCGATGTCCTCGCCGGGCTCAAGGTATTCAATGATTGCGTTTTCCAGGTATTCAATGGGCTTGCCGTTTTTCTCTACGGCGCGACCATTCTGAAACGCTTCGGAGTCCTGGGTTTTGACCACGGCCAGCCACTTGCTGGCCAGTTTGGCCGCGTCAATTTCCGCATCCATGGTCATGGCCAAATCACGAGCGAGCATAAGCGCGGGCGCGAACGGCGTTATGCCGCGCAGTTGGCCCGGGCGGCGGCGGTCAAGTCCGAAAATGACGTTTTCTGCCGGGACCCGCACCGTCCTGTAGATCAGCGTGTCCTCGATAAAGTGGAAGGCGACCGGACTGCCGGTGATGGCGTCGTACTCGACGCCATCATGAATCTTGTTTCCGCCCTCGGCTTTGGCGTTCAGGCCGGCCAGACGTTCGGACTCATAGAGGGCCACGCCCATGTCGAGGTAAGTTTTGCGGCCGGCATGGTGCGGCTGAAATACCGCGAAGATTTCGCCCTGCTCTACGTCCTGACGCTTGGCCAGGCTCATCAGCTCATAGAAGTGCGGGCTGTAGGCGACGGAGCCGGAAACGTCCGCCTCGTCCATCCAGCGGCGCCACATGTCCTCGATGGACTGACGCGTCTTCTTGGCCACCTCGCCTTGCGGGGTGAGTGCGCGCGACTGGAAACGGATGCCGCCGCCCACCACATAGGTAGCCAGGGAGTTTGTCGCGCGGGCGAAAGCCGGGAAATCGCGAACGAGCTGGCGGGTGCGCTCGCGCACGAGCGGGGAGGCGCGGGAAACCAACGCGTTGACGTCCACACCAACAGGGAACCAGTCGCCCACGAGACGGCCCATCTGCGCCGCGGCATAGCGCAGGCGCTCCTGCTTCATGTCGGTGCGCCGCACGGGCTGCATATTTGACCTGGCTATGTGGCGGGGACGGCGTGGAGTCAGCATTTGCCGCCTCCCTGGCCCGCATAGGTGCGGCGGGGAGTCGGCCGCGAGCTTTCGGCTGCGGCGCGGCGCTCCACGAACTGGAGCATGTCCTTGAATTCAGCGAAATCGCGGAACGTGATGATGGTTTCGCCGCATTGGTACGACTTGCGCGAGTGCACGTTCTTGGCGAAATCATCCAAGAGCTGCGCCTTCAAAGCCGTCCATGTGCTGAAGCCTGCCATCGCGCCTCCGATGCTCTGATGCTAACGGAGGCCAGCGTAAGGCCGCTTTTGGGCCGTTCTGGGATTTACGGATATTTACGGGCCAGGGAGGCAACATTCCCGGCCCAAGATAATTTTTTCCGCTTGACCTTACCTTGCACGCTCACGGCGATCCTCATCCCGCTCGCCCATGACGATCCGCTTCCGCCGCCAATCGTCGATGAGCAGCGTGTCGCTTTCCCAGATGCCGCCAACCTTGCGCGCCGGCAGCCCCTCGCCGCGGATGAGGTCCAGAGTCGTCTTGTCGCTGCGGCGCAAGTAGGCGCTGATCTCGGTCATCCCGACGAGCGCGGTGCTCTTGGCTTCGGCTACCATCTCGTGCTCCCTCTCTGTGGTTTCTGTGGCGTGGTCTTCTTATGCTGTTGCGTCTGCTCCTCCGGCCGTGGCCGGAACTTGAGCCGCCGGACCTCGGCCGCAATGAGCGCATAATTCGAGCAGTCCCAGGCATGGTTTGCGGCATGCTCCGGGCAATGCCACATGCCGTCGTCGCCGATATATTCGACCGTCATCTGCCGCGCCCAGGCCTCGGTGCAGGCGGCGTTCATACGCCAGGCCCCCGGGTCCGCCGGGTTGACCTCCAGCAGGGTCGATAGCCGGTCCTTGTGCAGGTTCACGTCCGCGCGCAGCAGCAAGAGGCCGCCGGGGATCGCCTTCTTCTCGCCTTTGCGCGTGGGGTAGTATTCGATCTTGCTGAAATCGAAGGGCTGGCGCATGCGTTGCTCGCCCTTGAACGCATAGACCCTGCCGCGATGCAGACGCGCCCAATCATAGATCTCGCTGGTGCGGTGCCCCTGTGAGTCGATGAGGGCCAGCTCCACGAAATATTGGTTGCCCTCGGCGTCGTAGATCGGCTCCTCGAAAAGCACATCGTGCAGGGCCTCCAGAGTGGTGACGAAGCCGGCGCGCACCTGCCAGGAGGCTTGCGCAAGTCCATAGCCGAATGCGCGGATTTCGTACGGGAAGCCGTTGTCCTGGGTGTCCACCCCGGCCACGATGCCGGCCACCACGCCGCCGGAGGGCACCACGCCCTCGGGCCGCTCGTCGCGCAGGGCCAGGATGCGGTCATGGCTGCGCTGAATGGTATTTTCGCGCCAGGGCTCGGCCTTGATGCCGTTCTGGAATGCCCGCATCTTGACCTTGTCCTTGAGCCCGCGCAGGAACTCGCCCGCGCATTTGGACAGCGAGACGAAAGGCGAAATCCAGGCCGGGATATGGAACCCAATCTTGGTGGGCCGCTTGGTCCGGAGGCTGGCCATGAGTTCGCAGCCCTCCTCGTCGCGCCACTCGCCCAGGCGCACGGCCTTGTTGCGCAGGGCGTCGGTCCACTGGCCCTGGCAGTGCTCGCACTCGTACCAGGCTAGGCGCTGGGCCTCGATGGTCTCCGGATTGCGCTCGTCCGCGGGGAAGCGGATTCCGCCGGGCTTGCGATCCTCAGCGTCTCTCTCGCCGAAGCGCATGAGCTGCCAGCAGCCGCAAAGCGGACAGCGCACCCAGTAGTGGTAGATCTCCTGCGCCTCGGTCTTGAGCGCCTGCCAGATGGCGCCGGCCTCCACCGTGGGCGTGCTGATCTTCCACTCTTTCGAGTCGTCCTCGTATGTCGTGAGGCGCTGCTCGGCCAGGGAGATCGGGTCGGCCTCGCGCTTGCCGGCGGGCGGGTACTTGTCGACCTCGTCGAGCACGAGATACTTGATGGGCTTGTTGGCCAGGCCCGCGGCGGAGCTGGCCCAGGCCAGGTACAAGGCCATGTGCTGGAGCTTGATCTCCAGCGTGGCCATGTCGTCCTGGTACCCGGTCTTGTAGCCGGCGAGGCGCGGCGTGTCGTTGATCATTTGCTGGATGCGCGCATCCGAGTTGTGGCGCGCCGTGATCTCGTCCGGGTAGACATAGAGCACGGGCGCGGGGTCGCAGTCGATGGCGTAGCCGACGCAGTTGTTGACCGCCTCGCTCATGCCGACCTGCGGAGTCTTGCAGCAGATGACCACGCGCACGGACGGGGACCAGGAGGCGTCCATGATGCCGGCGAGATAGGGCGTGGTGTCGTTGCGCCACTGGCCGGGCCGGCTGGTCATGGTGACCACGCGGTTGGCCTCGGCCCATTGCGAGCAGCGCTGGCCGCGGCGGCTGCGCCAGACCTTGCGCTCGCCGGGATAGAGCCGAACCTCGCAGCGCTCCGGCAGGCCGG